GCCGCTATGGGTGTTCACCGGCGGCACCATAAGGTGCAAGTCCAACTAAATCCTATAGATTTAGCCGGTCACTTCGCTTCGACGATGGCGGGCTTCTCGTCCGCCGGATTCACGGGGTCGTGTCCGGCTATAGCGCTGGCGAGATCGCGGGCGGTTAAGCCAACGTCGTCGCTGTTCGCTTTGTTCAGCTCCATCTCGAGACGCCGAAATTTCTCGGCGTACTCGTGTTGTTTGGATTCGAGCTGACGGGCGAGAAGCAGCACTGCGTCCGACGACTTTATTTGCCATCGGGCGTAGCTTACTCTCAGCTGCTGCTGGTTCTCCGACATTATCGGTTAGTGATTGTCCGCTAGTGGAAGATGTGTCCACAACACGGGGCTCGGGCTCAACAAGTTCACCCTCTACCACCGCGGGAATCTTGATCTCTCGTCTTGTCTCGATAAGAGGAGCAAATTGATCCAGAGCAGGGACAGAATCACAGCTATTCGCCAATGATTCCAAATCACTAACCTGCATACCCATGACAAAAGCCATAGACTCGCTAATAGCCACAGCATCTTTCTGGGGCCAGGCGTTTGACATGCGATAGGTCTCTTCACGCAATAGGCCCTTGGGTTTCAACCCGGTGAGTTGTAACACTCGCCGAGCCCAATTGCCTATAATCGGAGTCTTAGCATCAGTGGCTAAATAGCCATGTGCTTTATTAGCAGCAGCTTGCTCAGGCATGACACCGCGGTTTGCCGTGAGATGTAACTTCGGCAATGTCCGCATTGGATCCTGGAAACTGTCTTTAGATGTTGCTGGATCAACAAAGTACCTACCTAAGTAAGGTACCGGTCTACCCAGTTCAACAGTTTCTAATTTAATGACGAGGCCAAGCGCCTTAGCGGCGCCCTCTAAGGCCTCGGCTAGTCCTGGTTTGTCGCAATCCGCACCGTCATCGCCGTACTTGAGACCAAGCTCGGCAAAGGCTTGTTTCGGGGTCAGTCCCTGGTTGCGTTTTGCACAATATACCACAAACGCTGATATTATGGTGTTTCCATCAGTCGTTATGGGACTTCCGCTTCGCGTTCCATAACCGGGCTCGAACTCGATATCTTCGGCCGTTCGTCCCTTTTGAATGAATACCTGGTCGAGAAGATGTTTTAACTCGTCCCGATACTCTGGCGCCACCCAACGCATATAACATGGGTACACCACCTGTTTCTGCAAAAATTCAGAAACTGAGCCATCCAACCGGCTATAATCAGTACAAAGCCAATTATATCCGGAAGCAGCCAGTCGTGCCAATCTCTTGATGGTCTGGTTTGGATTACATCCAGGACCATACCAATCAAACCACTTCAAAACATTCTCCTTAAAGGCTAATGAATAAGCTGACAGCATGACCGTTAGCTCTGGCGCCATTGTAGTTATGTTACGCGGATCATTAACGGATCCATAGGGTTCGGTCTTGATGAAAGCCTTTAATCGATTCTGGGGCGTTGTTGTCAGAGTCGCTTCCACCATCCTAAACCGAGCCTTTTGTTGTGTCGTCGCCTGCCGCTTCTGTACGTCTGCAACAGTGAGTGGGGTCCCTACGCCTGGCTTGCGGACGATTAAGTCAACAAATTCCGAGGCGTAGTCCTTGTAGTTACGCGGGGGCACCTTGTTATTCCGAACCTTGTTGATGCGACCTTTAATAGTCGCCTCATCGGAGTTGACCCCTCTCTTCGGGAAGAGAGCAGGTTCGGACACGAGCGGGCCGGTTATTTGCCGGCCACTCGGTTTCCCATCTTCGGTTGCCATTGATCCCAGGGGCGCATAATGAGTTCCGAGTGCTGTTGTCTTAACCACATTATGCTTGATTGTTAAGCCAAACATATTGTAGAGAAGTGGGGCGTTCGTAGCAGCATCTTTATC